TGTGATCCAGCAGACGAGCCGAAGTAGTAGGCAATGATGCCAGTCCACGCCGTACCCAAACTGCCCAGCATCATCAAGATGGCCGGGTTGCTGCTGTCAATTTGGTTGAAGAACATCATCACCATAATGCCAAAGAAGCCTATAGTCACAGCGCCAGCCAAGATAGGCGGCATCATGCTGCGAGTCGTGGCCTGCATCTCCCGTGCTGACTTGCGGTCTTCCACTTCCAGCTTCTCAAAGTTCAGGCCCAGTTCCTGCGCTTGCTTTTGCAATTCGATCTCTGCAATCTTGACCTGTGCAATCTGCTCGGCTGACAGCTTGTTGTTGCTAATCATGTCGCCAACCTTGTCAGGGTCAACGCCAATAGCTTTTGAGATAGCCGACACAGCCATGCCTGCTAGTGGGCCACCAAGCGCCGTGGCGATGGTTGGTGCGATTTGTTTGAGCCAATCCATAATTACCCCTTTAGGTCAAAACTCAAATTGGGGTGACGCGGGTACTGCACAACGCGCTCGCCCTCTGGGCATTTGTATTTAATCGTCGCCAGCAGAGTTGCTTTGCCGTCAGCGATCTTTTCTTTTTGCAGCATCGTAAGCTGGTACGTGAAGGTGTCAATTTCTGGGCCTGCTGGGCCGCTAAACTTGCTGGCCGTGGTAGTCGCGGCATGAACCATCCCCGCAGCATCTCGAATGCTTGGTGTAAAACTCTCGACAGAGCAGTCGTCACGCTTTTTGATCCGCGCAACAGTGACGTTGATCGGTTTGCCAGCCTCGGCCACAATTTTAAAATGCTCTGGAGTCCATTCAATGATGGCCCTGTCAAGCCAACCGAACTTGTCGGCAAGCGTGTAACTGCCACCTAGTGCAGCAACACTGGCGGCAACGGCCCCAATTGCCTTGGTAAGGTCAACCATGGCTACTCCTTATCGTAAATGCTTTACATACAGAATAATACCGTAAGTAATCAGCGCAAACAAAACGAATGCAGCTATGCCAATTACCAGATACTCAATAAGCTGCTCCCACTTATCTTGGCGCAGCTTTGCCGCCCTGATGGCTTCTTCCTTGGCCTCTCTGCGCCTACGGGCAGCGGCTGCTTGGAACTTTTGCCAATCACCCCACATGCCCGGTCTTCCAGCGTAGACCATGCGCTCACGCAACTCAACTTCTTGAGCGTTCAATTGCTCAAGCGCCATGAATTCTTCCATGTCGGAGCCGCCACCCTTCTTGGTGGCTCTTTCTTGGATCACTGCCTTGTTGTCGAAGTAGTCGAACACCCGTGAGCCGAGCGCAGACAGCTCCTTGCCGTTAGCTAGAGCGCCTTTTATTACTGCAAAGGCCGCGTTTGCGGCGGCAAGTTCCGCCAACATAATGCTTGCCGTTCAAATAAACACGAAAAAATTTCCAGCGGACTGTTTAAATTTCCAACCCGTATTGTTGCCGCCGTCAATACAGCCGTTGGACTCAAACGCCTGAAAGATGGCCCCTCCGGAGGCGCTGGAGTTGGCGATGGTTGAGTACGTGGCGTCTACAAGCCCAGACGTTTTGATGATGCTGAACCCCGGAGCGCTGCTGGACGTAAAAGCTATGTTGTCGGTTGACGAAAGCCCGGTCATGGTGAGGTTGCCCGACACCGTAATGGTGGCACCAGAAGTCACCGTCAAGATGGCAGTGCCGTCGCCAAGAGTTGGCGAAAACGTTAGGTTTGTCACCGAAAGATTGTTAATAAGTGCAGCGCCAACACCAAGCGAACTGGTAATAATTAAATTTGGGATTGAGCCGCCATTCGGGGTGATGGAAGCGTCGGATGCGCTGACCGTAAAAGTTCCCGACAGCGACGCGCCAGACGCAATTGAGAAGAGGGTGGTAGGATAAAACACAGTAGATGAAAAAGTTCCGCCTGTGGCTAACACCGTGTTAAAGGCGTATATAGGCCCCGCTCCAACGGTGGCCACTCCGGGCCTGAATTCATAAATGCTTACCGCTGAGGTTCCGTACGCCCCAGTAATGCTGATCGTGTCCGTGGCCGCAAGCACAAAGTTTCTCAACCCCAGCTGGGTCCACTGCCCGCCGGATGTAACTGCAAAAGTCCGAGACACGTTTGCGCTACCCGTTTTCTTACGGATGTCCATGTAACGAGAAGACCCCGCGATGCTTGACGTGGAGCCCATAGAAAAGTTGCCCAAGACAGGGAGGCTGCTGGATGTTACAGTAGCGCTGGCGCCGTTAATCAGAGAAAGATTATCAACCCCGCCGTCTGGCTCAAGGTTTACGGTGCTGCCGTCAAGAGTCAGGTTAAAGGATGTCTGGTAAGAGGCTTGCAGAGAGCTGGATACGTATGTTCCAGAATATCCGGATGACACCAACACACTGACGCCAATAAACTCATCTGTTGAGAAAGTCCAATCGCAATTAAACGCCGTAGACCCAGAGGGTGTGATGTTGATGTTCAAAGTTTTTCCGGCTTCTCCCACCGTCTTTTGAAACGTCTGTGAGCCACCTTCGAAACGGCAGCTTGTGCAACTAATGGTGTAGCTGCTTGCGGTGAGGGTCATACTCACTGCGCTGTTATAAAAGTTGGTGCAAGTTAAGTCGAAACCAATTGAAAGTGTTGCCGGACCCGCTGGGGAGGCCCAGTTAATGACGGACAGATTTTTCATTGGCGCGACAACAATGAGTGTGGTGCTTCCACTGGGAGCGCGGATCACAACGTCGTCAATGTTGAACATGCCAGATGGCGGTGGCGCTTGGATTCGCAGTGCGCCGTAGAGCAGCAACTGCTGACCAACGCCAGAGAAATCAACATACCCCGTAAAGATGATTGACTTTGCAACCGCGCCAGTAACCACGCTCACGGTATCACTGTATGTCCCAGAGAGGGTGTTAAACCGAACATCGTCGGCACTGGTGGGTACGCCAGCGCCGCCAGAGCCGCCGGACGTAAGGGACCAATTGGTTGTGCTTGACGCATTCCAAGTTCCAGAACCGCCAACCCAGTAGTACGTTGCCATGTCAACTCCTTAGAAACCGAAGTTTTTGGCAAGCGCCTGCCATTTGCTGGTGGTGCTGTTGTAGATGAATCCAAGGTAGTCCGTCTTGCCTGCACCAGAGGTTGCAGTGGGTAGCGTAAGGTCTGTTGAACCTTGGTAGATGGCATTCCATGCGAAGGTCTGCACCGCAGTGCTGGAGATGCGGATCACGAGTGCCTGTCCGTTTACAGCAGACCCCGAGGGTGCGTTCATGGTCAATGTACCGATAGCCTGCGTGTTAGCCTGCGTAACAATGTCTGACGTGTCCGCATTGGGGGTGATGGAGTTGGCATCTGCCACCGCAACCACCCGCTTGACAATCTCTTTGTTGGTCAAGGTTTCCGTTCCGGCGTATGTGGCAATTGACGCTCCGGCCAACGTCGTAAATCCAGTTCCACCCGAGGCAACCGGTAAGGCCGTGCCGAGCACCAAGTCGGTCAAGTAGTTAGTCTGGTCACCCACATCGGTGCCGTCGTTGTAGACCACCGTGCGCTTGCCAGCGGGAACCGCAACACCGGTTAGACCTGACACTTTGACGGTTACGGCAAAACTGCTTCCGTTGATGACGATGTAAGGTTTCTGAATGGCAGGGACGTTAATCGTTCCTGCGGCGGATACAGCGCCAGCCGCAATGTTTAAACACAGTGCCCGGGCGTTTTGCAACGCAACGGTGTTGGTCAGTGTTAGGGTGGCTACGTTAGCAGTGAAATCCGCAGAGGTTAAGGTCGCCATACCCACAATGGCCTGCTCAATAGCGGTACCGATATTGGAGTTGGTTGTGCTGCCCCAAGACCCGGACTGTTCACCAGTGCCAATCAATTCAAATTTGAGGTTGGAATAACTGCTTGACATGATGAACCTTTACTGGAGATTATTGATGGGGGTCCACATCGGGGTCTGAACATCATTTACGGGCACCCAGTCCGCAACCTGCACGTTGGGAATTTTAATCCAACCCGCAACTCCAAAGCCATCTGCCATTTGCAGGTTTTCTACAGCAACGATTTGAAACGTTGCGACAACATTGTTGGCATCCGCGCTGTTTAAACCCTCAGTGACCTGAACAAACACCCCTTGGCTGACCGTTGGGGTATCGGCGCTGCTCAGGTCTTCCGTCACAGACAGAAGAATCTCACTGTTGGTAAAATTTAAGTCAGCCGCACCAAAGTTTTCAGAAAGCGACAGGAAGATATTCGCCTTTGCAAGCGAAGCAAACGGCGCTTCTGAAAAACTTGTTATGCCAAACATGGGATTTAGCTAACCATTACTGCACCGTCTGGGCCTGATCGGCCTGCTCCGGCATCTTAACCTGCGGGGCTGCTTGCTCTTGAATTGCTTGGATGATTTGAGCCACTTCACCGTATGGTCGGGTGCCGAGGTAGTTCAACAAGCCGTTAAGCAGGGACAGTTTGAGGGTGATGTCTTGATCTTGCATGCAAGTCTCCAAAAAGTGAAGTTTGAATTATGCCGCAGCCGACCAAGGCGTACCAGTGGCTGTCACAGGGTTCTTCTGCAACTCAATGTTCTGAGCCAGAGCAGCTTCGGTAGCGTCTTTGTCCACACCGCTGTCCCAGACCCACTGCAAAACTTCTGCTTCTGTAACGTCAGCGTACGGGATCGTAGGACTGCCATCAGCCCAAGAGCAAGTTGAATAGATGGAGGCTGTGTAGTCTCCGTCTACGGCTGTGCATTGCCAATGCCCGGTTGTTATAAAGCCTGTTGCCACATCGTAGTTTGTGGTCGAGATCGTCCAGTTGTAAGCGATTGTCATGATGAGTCCTTTCGGGGGTTAAATGTTTGCTGCTGCAAGGCGAGCACGGAGGGATTGAATCTCAGCCCACATCACAGGGATAAGGGCGCTTGCGTCCATTTGCTGGTACACGGGGTTGCCATCGGCATCCACAGCGTCTTTCTCGCCAGTGTGTGCGTAAGCAGGGACTTCGTGAGCAATGAACATTGGGCGCTCTTGTGTAGCGCCGTGCATCTTGCCCATGTAAACAGGCACAGAATCAATCAATGCACCGCTGTCAGTCACGGGGCCGATAATGTCTTTGGCACGGTAGTCAGAGGTTACGTTGTACGCAACCAAGCCGCCAGCGCGGTTATAGGTGATTGAGCCTCGAGATGTATAAGAAGCCTCAGTACCGAAATCAAGAAACACATTGTCGCCAGTTGTTGTGGCATTGTGAATAACACCAGCAGCAGCACTGGCCCCGCCCGTTGTTTTAACCCTGTAACCCTCAGTAGCCCCTGTAACTATTGAAACGCGCTCGTTTGATGCTTGACTCGTAGTGCCGATGAGCAAGTTACCGCTGGAGTCAATACGGGCGCGTTCGGCTGGAAGCGCCGAGTTGCCTTCATTTGCAAAGTTATTCCCCGTACCAGCAGCAGTCCTGAAGATCAGTTCAGCACCAGTGTTTGTGCCGCTTACGCCACGAGCCTCATAGGTAATGCCTGCGGTGTATGAAGGGTTGCGGACATTCT